CACTCTATAACAAGTCAGTACGGCATTTACTCGATGAACGGCTCTACGCTTTCACAGATTAGCTCAGGCAGTCTTTCGTTTGCGATTACTAATTCAAGTGTATCGGCTACGATTTCATTTCCTACGGCAACCGGAACGGCTGGCTATACTTACGGCACTGTATCAGGAAGCGCAACGGCACAGCTCCAATCTTTATTCGGCACAGCGGGAAATAGAATCGTCGGGCTTCAGTTTGGTAATACAATGTCATTGTCAGAAGGTCTTTATTGGTTAGGCATACATCAAAGACAATCCTCTACATCTGCAAACATTGGATTATCTACAGCTATGGTAGGCAATGCAGCAAACTCGGTTGTAAACGCGGGATTGTGGGGGTCTAGTACCGCTGCTTTTGCAACTAATACCAAATATAACTGGGGTTGGGGTGTGTTTACATCTACCGGTTTAGCTGGTCATTCAGGAACGAATCTACCGACGTCTATGGCATTGAGTGGCATTAGTAAATCTGTTATAGTACTACCGCTAATAACATTCATAAGCACTTGAGCAACTGATATGCAGCCTCAAATTGTCATGCCGGATTTTGTCGGCTATCATAATTCTGACTTATCAAAAACACACGCAAGACTTACGCAGGAAGCGGGGTATAAAGACCTTTCAACCATCATGTTAGTGCCTGCTTTTGGTTCAATACCGACCAAAGTAGTAGCGGGATGGATGAATATGTTCTCCCCTCCTAACGGTAAGTTTATGAGAATGTGGGCACTAGGAATGGAAGTGGGAGAGGCTTTTAGTCAATCCATCGAACAGATACTAGCCCATCCTGAATTATCTAAATTTAAATACTTATTAACGGTAGAACATGACAACATACCACCCGCTGACGGCCTTGTTAAACTCCTTGCGCAAATGGAGGCACACCCTGAATACTCGTGTATCGGCGGTTTGTACTTCACTAAAGGCATGGGTGGCGTGGCTCAAATATGGGGGGACCCGAAAGACCCTGTAGTTAATTTTAGACCACAGAGACCAGACCCTAACGGCGGATTAGTTGAATGCTGCGGTACAGGCATGGGGTTTAATGTTTGGCGGCTTGATATGTTTAAAGATACAAACCTTCGTAAGCCGTGGTTTAGGACTGTCGCAAACGGGCAGGAGGGGGTTGGCACTCAAGATTTACATTTTTGGGGTGATGCTCGACCAAAGGGCTACCGATGCGCCATTGACTGTAGTGTAAGGGTGGGTCATTACGATTTGGAAGGTAAATTCGGGATTCCTGATTACAACTGGTGATTAAATGACAGACGAGAAACAACCATTAAAAATTGACATCGGATGCGGAAAGAATAAAGCCGCTGGATTTACCGGCATGGACGAGCGCGCCTTTGAGGGCGTTGATATTGTCCACGATGTAAAGGTAATCCCCTGGCCTTTTGAAGATGGTCAAGTAGATGAGGTTCACTGTTCGCACTTTCTTGAACACCTAACCGGAAAGGAAAGGATTAGCTTTTTTAACGAGCTATACCGAGTCCTAAAGCCAAAAGCTACCGCAAGGATTATCACCCCTGCATGGTCTAATGAAAGAGCATACGGCGACCCTACCCATCAATGGCCACCTGTTACTACTTGGACATATCTGTACTTAAACAAGGATTGGCGCACAGTAAACGCCCCTCATGTTGACTATACTTGTGACTTTGATGCGGTAATGTGCGGGACTATTGACCCTAATGACGCCTTTGTCTCTATGAGAAACGACGAAACAAAGGGCAACTTGATGCGGTATAACATAAATACCAATGTTGACCTAATCGCCACGGTTACTAAAAAATAATGTATGTTGAGCGTCTATCAAGGAGCTGTATATCAGAGTTACGTATATCAGCGCACTGATTCTGATATTACTCCTGTAGTTGTTGAAGATGTTGAGCAGATAACTTATGCACCTTCAAGGCAGATTAAAAAGAATCCGTGGGTTATTGGTAAGCAGGCAACAAAGAAAGAGAGCAAAGCAGAAAGAAAAGTAGTCGATATAAGCGCGGAGGTTGAGCAATTACGATTACTAAAAGAGGATGTAAACAATGCAGTAGCTGAAGGAAAAGCACAGGAGGAGTACATAGCGCAGTTAAGGCTAAAGATTCAGGAAGATTCGGACAGGTTGAAGTTGATAAAAATGCTTGAGGCTGAGATTCAATTCAGACAGGCGGAGGAAGATGAGTTAGTAATGCTGCTTTTATTGAGTGAGGTGTGACATGGGTCCGTTAGACGAGTTAATCGGCATGGGTCGTAATGACCCCATGCGCAAGATGGCCGCAAAGAGCGCGGCGGCTGGAATGAGAAGAGACAATATGCAAGGTCTTGATATGCAAAAGCAGGAGATGCCGCGCGGCATAGTTGACAAGATGGCTTCGGTAGCTCCGCGCAATGTCCAGCCTGATTTATCAAAATTCCGTACTGACTTATACGGCGAGATTGACCCCGACGAGCTGGTTTACAATCATCCGAAACATGGCGAGATTAGGCGCGGCGATGTATTCCATGCCTCTAAAAGATCAGGAATGCACCCAGTATCATTAATCGCAAAACTATTTGACTGAGGTATTTACAAAGGTAAAAAAAGAGTCTACTTTTTTATAAATGTCAAGAGTTGAAGATATTAAACGCACACTTAATGCAATAGGGCAAGGGTGGAGTGAGATAGATAAAGAGATTGAAACGCGAGTTGCATCGTTAACGCAATCGCTAATAGCTTCCGAAAATCCGGAAGTAAGAGGCGGGATTAAAGCCCTGCAAGATTTGAAAGATTTTCCAACGCAGCTAGAAGTTGAGCTGAAGGAAATAGAGGCAGAACTACCGTAAGGACTCTGCCGAGTAATAACAGACTACTGCAATGTGCAGCCTGAGGTTTTAAATGCAAGATAAAGCGTATCAAGAGGAATATGACAAGGCGCGAGCTGAGTTAGATGCGGCGGCAGAAAAGAAAACTGTCACTACCGAATCGCAGGAAAAGCCAAAAGAGGAACCTGTAAAAGAGGACTCTAAGGAACCTGTTACTGAGCCAGACCCGATTGAGAAGTTAACGCGAGAGCTTGAGTCTACTAGAAAAGCCTTAAACGATACTAAGGCATGGGGCACTAAAAACGCCCAAGCTCTAAGAGAACTCGAAAGGCAGCGTGAACTACAACAACGGGAAGCCGAGCGGCCAAAGATTCTGGAGGCTAATCCGGAATTAGAAGCGGCAATACGTCATGTTACAAGTGACCCGCGACCACAGATTGAGCAAGAGCAATCGTTAGAGGCTTGGAAGGATACGGTAAACAGGGCTATTCCTGATATTGAGGAGCTACTGAATACCGATGAAGAATTCAAGCAGGCAGTGATTGCACGTAAAGCAAAATCTGAAAATGGTTGGGCTGACCCTCTGGAAGCGATACGCGATATGACTGCGGAAATCCGCGCAAGAGATGAGCGGATTATTGCTAAACGCTTTTTAGCTGAGTCTAAAAAGATTAGCGAAAAAACGGCGATGTCTGTGCCGTCAGAAAAGGGTAAAACTTCGGTTGCGCCTAATGATGATGATGCAGAGGTCAAGCGCATTAAAAACATGTCTCCTTCCGAGTTTGCTAGAGAAGTAAAACGGGTAAAGGGGATTTAACTTAAAGGTTTATTAACATGGCAACTACAACTATCACACAAGTAGCACCTGGAGTGCAGGCATTTTATGACCGTAACTTGCTTTCACGCGCACAACCAAATGATGTACATGGCCGCTTTGGTCAAAAGCGTCCTATCCCGAAAAATGGCGGCAATCAGATTAAATTCCGTCGTTATTCACAGCTTTCTGCTGCAACCACTCCTCTGACTGAAGGTGTAACACCTGGTGGCAGTCAATTGGCTGTAACCGACGTTACTACTACCCTGTCTCAATATGGTGACTTTATTACCATGAGTGACATGGTTAGCATGACCAACCAAGACCCCGTAGTTACAGAAGCTACTGACGTTTTGGGAGATCAAGCAGGTACCTCTATCGACCAAGTGCGTCGTGATGTTCTGGTAGCAGGTACAACTGTTGCTTATGCTTCCGGCGTTGCAAACCGTCTTTCGCTGGTAAACAAATTGCTGGCTGCTGATTTGGACAAAGCTATTCGTTACCTGAAAGGTCAAAACGCCAAGATGTATTTTGGCGATATGATTGACCCTACCGACGCTGTTGGTACAGGCTCTGTTCGTAAGTCTTTCATTGGCATTGTTCACCCTGACACAGAGTACGATTTGGAAAACATTAGCGGCTACCGCTCTGTTTCTGATTACGGCTCACAAGAAGGCGTGATTCAGGATGAGATTGGTGCTTACAAGAATATCCGTTTTGTAACTTCTACAAATTGCAAAATCTGGACTAATGCTACAACCGGCTTTACCGCTGGTTACAAGTCTAGCAACGGCGGCTCAAACAATGACGTATACGCAACATTGATTATCGGTGCTGAGGCTTACGGCGTAAGTCCTTTGGCTGGTAACGCAATGTCTACCTACGTCAAATCACTTGGCTCTGCCGGTTCTGCTGATCCACTGGAGCAACGTTCAACCGTTGGCTGGAAGGCGACTACTTGCACAACCATCCTGAACCAAACTTGGATGACTCGCATCGAGTCCTTGGCAACTGCCTAATAATTAAGCCCTCGAAAGGGGGCTTTCTTTTAACTTATTTGAGGTTTACATCATGACAATTTCAACAGCAACAACTACAGCAACAAACAGCGACGGCGTAGTAAGCCGTTGGGTATGGTACTTTGCAACTAACGCAGACGCGGCGGCTGCAACGACTATTACCTGTCCTTTCACTCCACGTGTGGTAGAGCTTCACAACTTGACGGATCGTATTTCTGATTTATGGGTTGAGGGCATGGCTTCTGCTAGCTCTTTGCATAGCGTAGCGGCTGGTACACGCACACTGGAAACAACTAACGGCGCAGCGGTGAGCGGTGGTTCAATCACTTTCACAGCGACTACCATGGTAGCAAGCAAGCAGTACGTTATTATTTGCGAGCGCTAAGATATTCCCCGCCCGAAAGGGCGGGTTTTTCCACAAAGATAGGAGTCTATTATGGCTAACGCCACAGACGCAGTAAAAGTAAAGCAAGGCGATTTTATACCCGCAAAGAAGTTGAAAGAGTATTACATTACGTTTCATTCAGGGTTAGGTGGTGATAACAGTGACGTTCACATAACGCACAATCACATCACCAATACTTACAAACGTAATATGCAAGCAAGGATAAATGAAAACTATTTATCAGTGCTTAAAGATGCGGTAATTGATACAACGCATCGGAATGAAGAAGGCAAAGAAGTAAAGATTCGAATTCAGCCCTACACGTACAGCGTGGAGGAGATACCTACAGAGGGTTAGCTTGACAACATCGTGGTCTGAAACAGCAAGCGACATTATCACAGACGCCTATTTGCATTTAGGTGTATTAGGCGTAGGTGAAGCCGCTGACGCAGACCAGGTGATTCAGGGACTACGTGCCCTTGATGGGGTTTTAAAAGAGCTTCCATTGTTCGGGTATCAATGGCCTAAACTTTCCATTAACACTACTTCGGTTACGTGGACTTCAGGTCAGACTGTTACACTTCCTACAGACTATTTTAATTACGCTGTAATCAATTCTGCTGTATCTGGCAAGCCTGTTTTGTTGTCACAAATTCCTACTGCTATATGGAATGGAATGCCCGATAGGTCTACAGCGAGTGGCAATCCTACTCATTTTTACATCGACCCTGCTGGGACTGTTTTTCTATATCCGACACCGACAGTCAACCCTGTTTTAACCATTCAATACCAGAAGATTATTAATGACAGCTCACAAGCCGTAGTACCGGATATGTTGCAATTCTGGATTAAACCGCTGGGATATGGCGTAGCTTTTGAGCTTGCATTAAAACATGGCAAGGTAGGCACTCCGAAGTATGCAGAGATAAAGGAGCGCTGGTTTATAGGCCGCAAGATGGCTATTGAGAACTCTCAACAGTATGAACCTATTGACGTTGAGGTAAGGGACGCCGGTTCAAATTATTACAATCTAGGAAGGGCGTGGTACTAATGAGCGTTGCTAAACGTGAGCAATTTATACCAGTATTCCAGCAATTCAGCGCCGCAAAAACACGCGAGTCTATTGTGCGCCTTCAAGAATGTATCAAGGATATGCCACAGATTAACCCGCCTGTTAATCACCATTTTGCGCCATATATGTATGCGCGTGAAATCTTTATGAAAGCCGGTGATTTAGTGGTAGGAAAAATCCACAATCACTCGCACGTTAACAACATTTCAAAAGGTCGGGTATTAGTGACTACTGAATTTGGAAGCGAGGAGCTTGTTGCTCCTTATCAGTTTGTTTCTAAAGCTGGCACCAAACGGGCTGTGATGGTTTTGGAAGATTGTATCTGGACTACTTATCATCCACAGAAAAAGCGTGATGTAAGCGAGAAAGATTTAGCAGATATTGAAGCGGATGTAATCGCAAAAGACTACGATGAGTTTGAATATAAAAAACTTGGATTTTTTGGCAAGGTTAAAAAATTGTTAAAGGTGAATGTATGACATGGGTAGCGTTTGGGGTTGGCGGGGCTACGTTAGTAGGCGGCATATACGGCGCAAATAAATCCGCAGATGCACAGTCTGACTCATTACGTCAGGCTGGCAAACAAAATAAAAAAGCGATGGCATTACAGCAGCCATGGCTAGACCGCTCTAATCAAGCGGCTGATCAATTGCAGATGTTAATGGGGCTTGGTAACAATGACACAGTAGAGAGCATGTATGCAAAGCTCTTACCTAATTATATCAGGCAGAGAAAGATTGATACAGATAGCGGGTTTTTAGGCAGTTCTATAGGAAAGATGAGCCCGTCTACTCAGCTCATGGGTAAGATAAATAAACAAAATGGCATAGCTGATAAACTCATGCCTGATGATATGGAGCGCACATATTACGGCGATATGTCAAAGAGCAACCAATACGGGGGCATCCTTCATGGAAAAGGAAGCGAGGAGTTTTTTGCAAATAACCCAGAGTTAGCAAAGGCAATTTCTGGTTTAAAAAGCAGCTCCGGCTCACAGTACGTATTGAAACAGGAAGATTATGACAGGCTAAAGGCAGACGTAGACGCGCAGCTTGCAAAGCAAAAAGCCGCAAAAGAAGGCGGCTCTTTTGGCTCACTTGCAAAAAGGTTTACGCTGGATGACTTCATAAAAGAGCCTGGTTATGACTTCCGATTGAATGAGGGAAACCAAGCATTAGACCGTAGCGCGTCTGCCCGTGGTAATTTATTTTCAGGCGCACAGGCTAAAGCGCTGACTGATTACAATCAGGACTTTGCATCGAATGAGTACGGTAATGCTTACAATAGATTCACGGCCGATCAAGGAAACCTGTATAACCGATTGAGCGGTATTGTGGGCGGTGGTCAACAGGCTTTACAGAATCAAACTGGTTTATATGGCAATGCCGCTAACTATGCCATCGGCGCTGGCAATGTAAATGCCGCTAATACTCAAGCGCAAATGGGCGCTTTAACAAGCGGCATCGGCGCAATGGGCAGTGCGTGGCAAAATCAGTCAGGAATACAGAGTACAAAAAACCCTAACGCCGCATATAAAAACCCGTGGGCTGTAAATACAAGAGGCAGAGGTAGCGATTATGCCAATTATGCCTAATACCGATTTAATCCGCCCGCTTAACGACCCCATGCAAATGATTGGGGATATGCAGAAACTGCAAGCGGGTAACATTGCTAATCGCGCCAATCAACAGGCGTTAGATGACGCTAATTCTCCCGAGGCAAAGTATGCAAAGGCTTCCGAATTGGCGAAGATTGGCATTAACTATGTCGATAGTCCCGAGTCTTTCGAGGAGCTAAAAGGTCATGTAGCTCGTCTTAGTCCGGAATTGGGCGCACAGATTAAAGACACCCCATTTGAGCAAGTTGATGTTATACGCCAGAGAATGCAAGGCTCACGCGGTCATGCTTCACAAGCAAAGCCGCAGATATTTGCAGGCGCAGACGATATGTACACGCTTGATGAAAATGGTCAGCCTGTAGCGTTAGGTGTTGGGTTAAAGCAGACAGGCAGCCCTGCACGCAAAAAACTTATTAAAACGGATACTGGTTATGGATATGTAGATGAAGATGGTAACTATGAGCCGATTAATGACGCTAGCGGCGCTAGCATTAAGCCGCCGCCGACGGCTTCCGACCAGCCAAAAGCATTTACTCAAGATCAATCAAATGCTGCATCTTATGGATTGAGGCTTCAAAACTCAAATAATATTATTACCGATATTGGCACAGCTTACAGCCCTATCGGAGCATCTGCAAAAGGCGCGCTTGGGATGTTTGCAACTCCGTTTGTTAGTAAAAACTCACAAAGCATAGAGCAGGCCCAAAGAGATTTTATCAATGCAACATTAAGGCGTGAGTCTGGGGCTACAATATCTCCATCCGAGTTTGATAATGCTAAGCGACAATACTTCCCACAAGCGGGAGAGCCGCCAGAGATTGGCGCTCAAAAGGCAAAAAATAGAGAGCTTGTTTTGATGGGTTTTAAAAATGCCGCTGGAAAGGCGTGGATGGATTTACCAGTTGATAGCGCGCAGCCATCGCCTAACTCAACTGGCAGCAAGAGAATCAAATATGCAGCGCTGGAACAAAGAGCAAACGAAAGGTTTGGCGGTGATATTGATGCTGCCCGTCAAGCTGCCATGTCACAAGGCTATGAGATTATACCGTAATGCAAGATGATTTTTCAGATATTGCCGAACCTGTTGATGACTTTGCTGATATTGCAGAGCCAATAAGCGCAGTGCCTGTAGCACAAAAGCAAAGCAAGCTAAAGCTGCCTTCTATATTCGGCGTTTCAAAAGCCGGACGTGTTGCACAGGGCGCATTTGACCCATCTATTGCCGCTGCTCAATTAGTTGGTAAAGGATTAAGTGCCGCCGGCATTCCATATGGAGATAGGATAAATGAATTCTATTCTGAAACTGGTAGAGGGTATGAGCAGGAAAGAGCAGGCGCCGGCCAATCTGGAATTGATGTAGCGCGGATTGTTGGAAATATCGCAAGCCCTACTACAGCGATTATTGCCGGCGCCGCGCCTGCTAAGACTGCGAGTACCGCTGCAAAGATTGGTTATGGTGCTGGAACGGGCGCAGCGTTTGGGGCGTTGACGCCCGCTGGGCCAGAGAGTGAGAGCTTTTTAGCAGACAAGGCAACCCAGATAGGCGCAGGCGCTGCTATTGGCGCTGCTATTCCTGTTGCAGGAAATATGCTGTCTAGCGTATTAAAACCAAAAGCCGTTACTGATAAAGCCACTCAGGAAATAATCGGAAGCGGTGTTAAGCCAACCATTGGTCAAGCTATGGGTGGTTGGGCAAATGACATTGAACAAAAGCTAACTTCCTTTCCTGTTGTTGGCAAAACAATTGCCGACAAACGATGGAACGCCGTTAAGGACTTCAACAAAAGCTCAATTAATCAGGCTTTGGAGCCTATTGGTGGAAGTGTTAATAGTCACGGATTTGATGCGTTAAAGCAGGCGTCAAAAGCGAATAGTGACTTTTATAATTCAGCAAAAGGAATGGTTAAGTCTGTTCAATTAGACGATCAATTTGCTAGTGACTTTTCACAGCTAAAAGGTTTATTTTCAAATTTAAGCAATGAACAGCAAGCAAGAATTAATAAAATTGTTGATAACGAGATAGTGCGCAAAGTTTCGCCTAATGGGTCAATGATGCCAGAAACATGGAAGCAAATAGATTCTAATTTAGGAAACATTGCTAAAAAAGCATCTGATAAAGAAGTTGCAGACGGCGTCCTACAACTAAATCAGTTGTTAAAAGATGCCGCTAAACGACAAAACCCTGAGTTTGCCGATGCGATGCAGAAAGCCGATTTATCATACGCCATGCTTGCGAGAATATCTGATGCCGCTAAAAAAGCAGGTGAAGATGGCATATTTACACCGGCTCAATTATTAACCGCAGTAAAGCAAAATGATTCCGGTGGGGTTTTAAGAGGCGCATCCGTAGGTGATGCATTAATGCAGGATTGGGCCAACTCAGGCAAGAAAGTCCTTGGAAATACGGTAGCTGATTCCGGCACGGCTGGCAGAACGGCGGCGTCTTTGGGTGCAATGGGTTTAGGTGGGGCTTCGATTGGCGCTGGTGCCGCTAGCTCTGTATTAGCTCCCGCAATCGCCTCTGGTGTGGCATTAAGAGGCGTTTATACGAAGCCTGTACAAAATGCATTAGTTAAATTGGCAACTGAAAGACCGAAAGTATTTTCTCAGCTTGCTAACCAGTCTGAAAATATATTGCTTCCACGCACAGCAAACGCGCTTATTAGCGCACGGAATCAATAAGTCTATGATTAAAGCAATTGATATTACTATGAGCTTTTTAATTATAAAAATCGTCAGCATTTTTCGACTGTACACTCTTGCATGAAAAAGCCAATCCCATTATTCGGCAAAGGTGTTAAATCAGGTTACTCGGCTGTAACAGCTTCCGAGCGGTATAACTGTTATTTAGAGTCTAGGGATGACGGCGATAAGACTACCTTGGTATGTTTGGGTACTCCTGGATTTGTTCAGTTTATCGACTTTGGTGATGAGCCTATTCGCGGGATGTATCCATTCGGTGATTATTTATATGTTGTTCATCGTGGAACATTCTACCAAGTCAATAATGCAGGTGTTAAAACTCCTTTAGGCACGCTGACTACCACAGAGAATAAAGTTTGTATTACTTCTAACGGTTTTGATATTGCAGTAACAGACGGCAGTACGAATGTTTATGTTTACGACATGACCGCTGATGCTGTGGTAACTATCAGTAACGCCTCTCCAGCAGTAATCACACTGGTAGACCACGGGCTAGTAGCGAATACGGCTATCAGATTTTCGACTACAGGCACACTTCCTACGGGTTTAAGCACCGGCACTACTTACTATGTTAAAACAGTTTTAACCGCTGATACCTTTACAGTATCTGCAACATCCGGCGGGGCTGCTATTAATACATCGAGTGCGGGTAGTGGAATTCATACTCTGTACACGTATATGCAAACCATAGCCCTAACCTTTGAGGCTGGTACTTGCTGTAATCTTGATGGCTACATAATTGTAAACCGAGTAAACACAGGGCAGTTTTATCTATCAGGCCTATACGATGCTTTAACTTGGAATGTTCTCGACTATGCAACCGCCGAATCAAACCCAGATAATTTAACGCGGGTTTTTTCTGACCATTCCCAGCTTTTACTATTGGGACAGTTTACTACCGAGAACCAAGCAAACGTTGGGGCTAGTGATTTTCCCTTTAGTCGAGTAGGACTTTCGATTGACTGGGGTATTGTCGGCGCTTACAGCATCGCAAAGATTGATAACTCGGTAGCCTTCCTTGCAAGAAAAAGAGGAGGCGGTGATGTTCAGGTGGTTATGTACACTGGCGGCGCTCCTAAGCGAATTAGCACAAGCGATGTGGAAAGGATTATTAATGCCACCCCGACTTTAGACGCTGCTACGGCTTTCGGTTATAGCCTTAACGGTCATCCATTCTATATGTTAAATATAGGCTCTGGAGACACGGCTAGAACATTAATGTATGACCTTTCGACAGATTGCTGGAGCTATTTAAAGAGCTACGGAATCAATCGTTATCGTGGTGAAATATCAGAATCGTTTATTAACAAGACCCTTATTAGTGACTACGAAAACGGGAAGCTGTACCGACTCGACAATGACGTCTATGACGAGAATGGCGACATTTTACTAATGCGCGTTGTTGGAAAGCATATTTTTAATGCTACCGATAGAATCACAATAAATGAAATTGTAGCCGACATCGAAAAAGGCGTAGGCACTGAAAGCGGCCAGGGTGAAAACCCAATGATGGGGATGCGCATATCCAAAAACGGAGGGAATAGCTTTTTCCCGACCGACTCTTACCGGTATCAATCCATGGGAAAGATTGGGGAATACTCGACTCAATTAAGATGGGGACAATGGGGGCAGGCTAGAGACATAGTAATTGACGTTGCAATCAGCGATCCCGTAAAGCGCTGCATCGTTGGATTATGGGCAGATGTGGAGCTTGACAGTGATTGATAACCCTCCTTTTACAGACTGGAAGCTCCCTCAATCTTGTGTAGTTTGGTTGACTAAAGTAGCATTATTGGTTGGAACTATTACTGACAGCGGCCCTACTGCTAATAGACCGACAAAGAATTTATGGATAGGCAGGTTTTACTTTGACACTGATTTACAGATGCCTATCTGGGTATTAACTGTTAATCCATCTGTGTGGGTTGACGCAACTGGTACTGTTGTATGACATTATATTTAGCCCCTCCCTCAGTAGCTCAGTTTGAAGATGCAAACGGCGCCCCGTATTCCGGTGCAAAACTTTTTACCTATGCTGCTGGCAGCACTACAAAGCTAACTACTTACCAGACGTCAAGCGGAACTGCTAATACCAATCCGATTGTTTTAGATTCAAAAGGCAGGCCGCCTTATGCGATATGGCTAACCGGCGGACTTTCGTACAAGTTTCATCTTGCTCCGTCTACTGATTCAGATCCTCCCATTGCGTCTGCTTTATTTTCGCTTGATAACGTAACGGGTGTAAATGACGTTGGCTCTGCAACTATTAACGAGTGGACGCCTTCCGGACTAACTCCGACATACATATCATCAACCAGCTTTTCATTTACGGGCGATCAAACATCTACATACACAGTAGGCAGGCGCTTAAAATCCAGCGTCAGCGGTGGCACTGCGTACAGTACTATAAAATCAAGCGTATTTACGACACTAACAACAATCACGGTCGCCAATGATTCAACCGCGCTAGATTCTGGCATTTCTGGCGTGAGCTACGGTATTTTGGCGTCTGAAAACCAATCTATCCCGCCGGTGCTAAAAACCTTTAGCGCGACCGCTACGACTTCCGATCAGCTTCTCTTTACACTGACCACCATGGGAGATAACAGCGAAAAACCATATGTGCTTAAGGATGGTATGACCTTTGAATTCCTGGTTCCGTCAAACAATATATCCGGCGGCGTTACAGTAAATATAGACGGCTTCGGTGCAAAGCAGGTTATCAATCGAGACTTGACCGACATACGGAAAGATCAGATAAGTACAAGCTACTTCACCAGAATACTTTATAGCTCTGCGTTCGATATATTTTTCTTGATTAATGACAATGTGCCCGCAAACGTCACATACCAAAAGTCCTATGAAAGACAGTCTATCAACTTTGCACCTGTTGACAGCAACGGGTATACATCGCTAGGCGGTTCTACGGGAGGCACGACTGTAGTAACCACCGCTATCAGCGCGTCCGCTCCGTTTACAGTAAACGCGGCAAACGGTTTAGAGCAAGACTATTTAGGCTATTCTGCTGATAATCTTACATGGGATTTGGGGGCTACTCCTTCCAATGGCACTTGGTATGCGTTTGTAGATGTAAGCTCATACGGTGGATTGACCCCTGAGGTATTATTTAACGTTGCGCCCGTTTATCAGTATTCTGGAACCCCGTCTGTGACTAACGGGCAAATGACATTTGACGCTACAAAGATGCAGTGTTTTGTTGGCAATGGCTCAAGCGCAGAACAGGCGTACAGGGTGTGCGTCGGCGAATTTACGGTTGCTGCTAATGTTGTTAGCGCTATCAAATGGTATCGTGTAAATCGTGGAAAGCGGCAAAACGGAATTTTAGAGCAAGGCGCTTTAGCGAGTGGGGCAAGCAAGGCTTTCGTGTTCTCTACTCTGGATGAATTCCAGTCTGTTTATAATTCCTACGAGCTAGAGCTAAACCACATACAGCCTGATGCAGATAACAAGCAAATGTGGGGAACCATTAGCGATGATGCTGGTAGTACTTATGCTGCTACAGGTTACGATTCAGTAACTGAAGGCACTGGAGCCACAAACTCTACCACGGGCGCGGCAAGAATCCAGACGCAAATCAACCAAGCGCAGGGCGTTATACTCGGCGTGAACGGCGGCAATGGGATGTCAAACGCTGCAAACGAAACCGGAAGCGTTGTTATCAGGTTTCAGGGCATGAACTCAGGCACGTCGCTAAGGCCTCATATATCGTGGAACGGCTCCTATTATGACAATACCGGAACCGCTGTTTTAATACACCAGTCCGGCTCAATGTCACGTACTACTGCGGGCGATTATGACGCCTTTAAGCTGACATTCGAAAGCGCTGCTAACTTTACCGGCGCTGGTACTTATGAATTGCGAAAAATATGGCGTAGTGTTTATGAAACATTCTAACCTACCCATATGTGTAGTGTTTACTTTAATGCGGGTGTCTTAAAATGGCAGAATTAGACCCAACATCTCTTAGCATAGGGGAGCTAAACGGCACATTGAAAGGCATAAAGACTGAAATATCGTTATTGCGTACTGACGTCAAGGAAAAGCTTGAGGAGCATGATAAGCATATTGTTGCGCTGTTAGCGGATAAGCACGAGAGCAGGGGCAAGGCTATTGCTTATGGCTCGCTGTCTGGATTTGGGGTGTTTTTGGCTACCAAGCTGATTGAGCATTTTCCATCTGTGATTAAGAGCATAATCGGATGATAACAGCTGACTACATAGGTATTAGCCTTTTGCTTCTCGCTGCTTTTCTGTGGTGGTATTTATGATTGAATTTTTTAAAGGGTTATTGTCGTCTGAAAAGATAGTTGACGCAGGTATAGCAGGGATTGATAAAGCTATCTACACGGGCGAGGAGAAAGAAGAAGATAAGCAAAAACGCCAGGCGATGATGCTTGAGTTTGTCAAAGCCTCTGCACCTATGGAGGTTGCTCGAAGATTTATTGCTGTAGCCGTTACGATTGCATGGTGCGTTAATGGCGCAGTAGCGATGTTGTTTTTACTAATTGGGCTTATACTTGATTTTTACGGCATACAGCACAGCGATATAGTAAAGCCTATCCTTGATTTTGCGTTATGGTACGTTATGCCGCCTTTTACGACTATCACAGGTTTTTACTTTTGGGCAAGGATGAAACATGAAAAATGAAAGCGCGGTTGTTAGATACACTATTTTTCTTGCTTTTTGTGGTGTGGTTCTGGCTATTCTGTTTGGTTTTTTTGGCGGCGCTTATTAGCAGTTTTATTTATTGGGCTTTAGATGATTACTTTAGAGCAGTATTTCAGAGACTTCGAGCATACAAAAGAGCAGGAAAATAACGCTCGTATTTTGCTTGACAGGGTTAATTTTTTGCTTGCCGATGCTGTGAAGTATGGCGTAATAACAAAGGCTGTTATTAGCGGTCAAAAATACGGCGGGTTTAGGCCGAAGGATTGCCCGATAGGAGCGTCACAATCATCACATAAAAACGCCATGGCTGTAGATATTGCGGATGCTCAAAACACATTAGACGCATGGCTTGATGACATTAAATTGCTGAAATATGACTTGTACAGAGAGCATCCTGAGCATACATACGCGTGGTGCCACCTTTCAACTAAAAGCCCAAAATCAGGAAGGCGTACGTTTTTACCTTAAACCGCGCCGTTGTGTATATCGCACAGCTCTTTAGCTAATTCGATTGTATATCTAGGCTTGATGTTTATCTGTTGCCCGTAGTGAAAGCAATCGTACTTTTTCTCCTCTCCCTCGTGGCTTTCGATAATCTGATACCCGCCTGAATTAAAAGTGCGGAGTCCGTTGTGTGAGTGTACGTCCCATTTTAATGACATAGAATCAACCCGTAAACTGTTAAAGATATAAGGCTTCCGAACACCCAAAACCACGGAGCGTGTTTATCGTAAAACCTCATACCCAAAAACCAAAAGCGTTCATTTGTGACTTTATATTTGCCGCCATATTAGCATGACCCGCATCACTTCTGTGAGCGCCGTCTGCCATGTAAGCCGCATTGGATGCGTCAGATATGCTCAGTCCGGAGATGTATTTAATGTCAGACGTGTACCTGTTTTCTAAAAATTTATTGTGCAATTCCAAAACCAAAGCCTGCAATGCGGTATCAAATGCCGCTGCGTTCGGTCGCAAATCTGTAGTTGTTGGATGGCCTATCAATATGACAGTTTTCGGTATGTGAGTTTGCATCATCATGAAATTAGCAAAAAACCTGAAATCCTTGATAATGGTCGGGATGTTAACTCCGGATGTTAAGTCATTCGCCCCCTGCCATACGATGACTGAATCAGCAACGATGTCTTTAACGACAATAGACTTATCCTTTAGCCCACCAGATAAGGCCGTTTTTGGAAAGCCTGAGCGCCTTGTGACCTGAGTACCACCAACGGAAAGGTCATGCACAAAAACGTTACCAGTGGCTGTTAAAACGTGGCTACACTTATTACTCGGTGCTGTGATAGTGCTTTGCGTGCCTGCTAGTATTGAGTCGCCTATGAATATGGTGTGGTTCATTTTCCAGCCTTTTTGCAGTAATAAAAATCGCCGTCTAGTAATAAGTTTGGCGTGCCTATTCTACCAGAACACATACGCTTAACCTCATGTAGCTGCATCATTTGCCCCTTGCCGATTAATTCAGATTCGTAATCAGCGTGCATCTTTGCTCCTATCATAGCCAGTGTTGCGCCTACGATTAAGCCTATGGTTAAAAATAGCGGTGCGGTTAGGTCTTTCATATCACTTCCCCTGCTCGGTGGTTGCTAGCGTGGCATCTATTTGTCCCATAAAGTCGTCCCAGTTGGCGGGGCGAATTTTAATACCTTTAACTATACCTCTAGCAGCTAATAAAGCCGCTCGCAACTCCTCCCTCTGCCTGTTCGCCTCGGTGAGCTGGGATTCAATATATGATTCAAGTTTGTCATAGCATCGCGTTGTCCAGCATTTCACTAATAATTTCACAAATAAATTTTCTATGTTCACTCATATCAACCACCTCCGAGGGCTTTGGTTAAACCGCATACGCATTTACCATCTGTGTAGTTAGCGCCTCCTTTTGTCATACTTCCGTACCAGCAATCGTCTCTGTGCACAACGTACCCACGCAGCTCCCTGTTCTGGCGCTCTGACTCTGCCAGCTTTGCTTTAAGTTTTTCAACTCCTTTAATCACATTAAGGCAGTCAGGCGCACAGCAGTCGGCTGGTGGGTCGCCTCTACCGGCTTGACAATCGCAAATACCTACTAACATTTGCAGCTCTTGATAATGCCCCGCTTCATCTGCCAGCTTTGCTTCGAGGTCTGCGATGCGCTGTTGCTGGTGTTTCCAGACAATCCATGCAGACGATACGTGCTGCTCTTGATATTCGCCCGTTGGTTCAATAGTGAAATTTTCAACGAACTCGTCACCATCAAAAAACGCTTCAAACTCTTCCCGCTCTTTCGTGTCTGTCATAACTCTCTCCAAGTATTTACGCATAACAACTCATTCGAGCGGACGTTTTCAACGCCGCTCAATTCGGGGGTTATCCTCATGCTTACAATTAATCATCGCTTCTCTCGTACTAAACTGCTCATCGCACTCAGCACAGTTAAAAATTACTGGCTTGTAGATGTAACCAGCCCTGCAGCAACCGCTCATGTGATTATATAGCCGAGACTCAAGGCACACTTGAACGCTATCAAGCTCGCAAACTTCGCCGCATTCTGTGCAGTAGGTTGTCATTCTTACCATGGTTTATGCGTTAAATGGTGTATCACACCCAATGAATGCGCTACCCGCAGAAATCATGCCGATAATTCACCACGGTTTTTAAGTTCAGCAAAAGCAATCTTTGCTGCTTTGTGGATTTTGCTCATGCTGTCTTCTGACCAATCAACCAAGTCCATTTCGTTTATTTTTTGCTCAACCTTTTTGGCAGTAGCCTCATCACAACCAACCGCCTTGATGATGTCTCTAATTGATGCACGCATATATTTTGCTCCGTTTTCGACAAACCTTATTGCCTGCCGATGTGGTTATAGTACGCCTTCTGTATATTAATGCTTGAATCCATGTTGCGCGGTAATTGCGTCATTTACCTAGAACCTTGATTCTACGTTGCAACCTGTCCCTATCCCGCTTTAAATCTTCGTATGCTGCACCGAGTAATACGTTTTGCTCAAATAAAGCATTCTCGCGCTCATTCGATTCTTCAAGCATTATTTTTGTCATAGCAAGCTCAATTCTAAGCGGCCATATTTTATGCCATGCTTCTGTAACTTCGCTCCGTTTAGCAAGCCCAAGTAGTTTAAGTATCATAAGCGCCCCATTAATAAGTGATATGCGACAGTGTGTCGAAAAAGTCAGTGTTAATCCATATCCACAATCGTACACTTATAAAAATCACCCTTGCCGCGCACTGGGAATATATCGCCGCTCATTATTCCGAATTTAAGCCTATTGTAATCAGTCCTAAACTCAGACTCTGGCAGCTTGTACGTTGATAGATGCTGCTCGTTTTGCTGCTTAATTATGCGGTACAGCTCTATTTGAGTCTCTACCGAACGTATGCCCATGCCTATCATTAGCATCGTGGTGAGCATAAAAAACATTATCAGGTAGTCTTTCATTTTTTAGCCCTCGGCTTGCGCTTAATCGGCGCTGTCATTGCTTTGGGCTTTTTCTTTGGCGTAATTATCGCATCATCCGGCTGCTTATCACGCTCTACCCAGTCTGTACCTTCCAGCTTCCACTCGCTTTTAGTTAGCCGCGTCATC